GGTTGGCGCTGCAACATCTATATTAGATACTTGTGTTGCCGCTCCGCTCACACTTGCCGCTACATTGTCCACCGTGGTAACACTTGCAGATGTAACAGAGGCACTTGCCACCGCAGCTGCGACAAATGTAACACCGATACCAGCCTCCGCACTACTGTTTGCCGTTGCGCTTGCGTCTGCACTTATTATCCTTGTAATAAAGGCATCTGCACTTGTTTGAGCCGTAGCATCAGCCGCAGCGTTAACTGTGTATGACAGTTGGGCATCAGCCGAAGTATTAGCCGTTGTTATTGCGTCTGCGTTGACTGGTATGGTAATTTGTGCATCAGAAGATGTCTGAGCCGTTGCCGTTGCACTTGCATCAAGCACCTTGGTCAAGGAAGCAATGGCAGATGTGTCGGCAGTTGTAGTTGCACTACTTTGTAAAGTAGCTATTCTTAATATATTAGCCGTAACTGTGCCCGTTGCTGTAACACTTGCCTCAAATGTTACAAGACCTTGTTGTATAACATCAATGGCACTTGTAGCCGTAGCATCAGCAGTTACACTTGATTCTATGAATTTAATGAGTTGTACATCTGCTGTACTTGTAGCCGCAGCTTGTACACTTGATGTAATATTTTGTACAATAGTAGCTGCTGCGCTAACATTAGCACTTGCTGCTACGCTACTATCAATAAATATAACCTTTGTAATATCTGCCGTAGATGTGCCATTAGCTACAACAGAGGAAGCCACTTCGACAAGTCCTTGCTGTGCTGTGGTAATTTCACCGATGGCAGAAGCAATGGCATTTGCCTGACCAATGACAGACATTATTATTTTAAGGTTAGCAGATGTTGTAGCAATACCTGTAACAGAGGCAGCGACATTTACACCGGTAAGAATGTACGAATCATAGAAGATGCCCTGGAAGGAGATGAACCTTCTATCGTGACTAACCTTTAAATTCTTAACTTGATATAACTTATCTCCCCAAACTACACGAGATTCCTCGGTGATTGTAGATATATAACGAATGGTAAAATCACAAACATTCTTTGCCGTGTTTTTACCATCTATAATAGTCTCGTTTGATCCTGGTAACTTGCTTTCTGCAAATGCCCAGATAGTAGCCGTATCTGCCCAACTCTCGGAAGCAAAACCAGTTAAACTCCGTGACCGGTTAACATTTTGAAGGATAATCCTATCCCTCATCTTTCCAGTAACTTCGTTTTTGTTGTACTTCATTATAATACTTGAACGCGATATTGGTCTAATAAATATTCAGATGCAGTAGGTAATCTTTTGACATAATCTTGTCTGTTATCATACGCATCTGTTACCATTAATAAAATGGCTTGTCTTATTTGTGCAGGTACTCCGCTTGGCTCTGTGCCATATCCTGCTGTATATGTAATAGTAATATCATTTATATTACCGTATAATGTTGGCCATGTTTTGCCGTAACCAAGAGATAATCTCGCTGGTTTTAAAAAATTATCTACAACATAATTAGAAGCTGCAAATGTTTGTGTAGTATTATCGCCATCTGCGTATTGAAGGCTGCTTACTGCGATAACCGGAGATACAGATAAGTAAATAGTGCCATTATTGAACCTATCTAATTTCTCTGTAATTGTTTGAGTTATTAAAGCCTGGTTAAGATAACTTTCCGCTGCTTGCCTTGCACTTTGCAACAAGGTAGAAATTAGAGTATCTTCCGTTGAATCATCAACTTTAAGATAATTTTTTACTTCTTGTAGTGTGAAGATTTCTGTTGCAGGCTGCGTAGTTACTTTCCATCCCATGTTTATAATTTTAATAAGGGATGGATATTGCTACCCATCCCTTTACTATCCCCTATTATTTACAGATTCTTCAAGTGCTTGATTGCAGCAGTCTGAATCAACTTGCCATCAAATCTTGCATACATTAAGAAGCCAAGCTCCATCTCATCCATAAACCTCTCACGCAATGGCACAAGCACATTGTTAGCCACCTGGCGAATGATGTACTTAGACCAATCTCCAAAGTAAATAATCTTAGCATCAGCAGCCTGTGCAGATGGAAGATCATTATTTACAAAGAAGTTATAACCTAACAATCTGTCTGGTGTTCCTTCACGAAGTGATGGTTGGAACAAAGTAGTGTTATTAGTATCTAAATTTAACTTTCTAACCGCGCTCAAAATCTGGTCATGCATCATGAATGCAGCAGATGGCGAATTACGGTAAGCGATGTCAACAGAGTGAACAAGTTCAACTAAGTTAGCAGCTGTAAAAGAACCGGTAGAAGCAGATTCAACACCGGAAGGTGCTACATCTTTAAATCCAGTTGGCTTTCCAGAACCATCACCAGTTGTAAATGCAGTGTTTAAGCCACGACCTAAACGCTCACCTAACATAATTGGTAATTCAGTATTCAATAAACCAAACTCATCATTTGCCCATTCAACAGAAACTTTTACAAGTGTGTTTAAAACGTGAGCTCCAAAAGTCTCTCTTGTAAAGGTCATGTCCTGTACAGTAACTGCTCCACCTTCTGTATGCCATGAGCCAGCAGTAGCTGTATCATTTACTTTTGGCCAGTACAAAGTACCTGCCTGTGGAGTTGTTATAATACGGCTAACATTAAGCATTGGGCCGTAATACGCCATTGTCTTCTCCAATTCATAAGAGAATTGGTAAGGAATAACATAACCACCGGCAAGACCACTTTCAGCAGTTGTAATCGTAGCTGTTCCACGCATCTCTCTAAGCATTGATTGCTCGTTGCTTGTTAAGTCACGCTTTGCAAGAGCTTTCATGAATGCTGTATGATACTCTGGTGATTTTACAATCTCCCTTGCATCTCTTGGCATTGCATTAATAGTCTGCTCCACAGGATTAACACCTCTTTCTTCTGCGTTAATCTCATTCCATCTTTCAAGACGTGAAATCTGGTCTGTATAATTTTTAAAGTTAGCATCAGCGGAGTCCCATTGTGCCAATTCCTCGGCATTCATTAGACGTCCTTCGCCAGCTGCTCTCTTCTGCAAGTCTTCCATTATAGCATAATCGGAAGCCCGCTTTTCTCTCAATAATTTCGAGTTCATTATTTTGTTTTTAAATTTAATAAGTGCAGGGCATTCCTGCGTAATTCATTCTGTATATTAATATCTGATTTAACAGATATATCAATTATTGTTTGCAAATCTTTGTCTATTTCTTTTGTAGCATCGTAACTTCTTTTAGCTACCATTGTATCCGGATTAGCTGGATAAGTTACCGGTGAAACATCATACACTTTTTTAATAGATCGTATGACTCTTTTAGGTTTCATTCCTGATCTTTCTTGCCAGTCCTCTGCCTCTACGGTAAAGGCAAAGCTACTTTGATACACATCACCACGTTTAACCATCTCCAAGAGATCATTGCCTAATGTAGTGTTCGGTGCCTCAAATTCATATTCCATCGCATTGCCAGTGACATTTAGCTTTAATGTGCCAGATGATGTCCTTGCCAGTACCATGTTCATGTCATGGTTAAACAATGCTACAACATCTTTCATGTCTGCCTCATTTAATGAATCCGCAGACATCTCCTCATCATACCATCCCATGTCATAGGAGGAGTTAAAGACTGTGGCAGTACCAAAAATAGTACGGCTTTCCGGTTTAGCTCTTAACTCAAAATTTATGCTTCTCTTTTCCATATATTTTAATCGTTAGTATCGTTACTATCGTCGTTTATGTCAATAACATCTTCACCTTGCTCATGTGCAATGCCTTCGGAGGATGGCTCTATCTTTATGTTAGATGCTAATGGTAACTCATAAGAATCACCACCTTCGTAAGGATTCATATTTTCTTTAATCCTAATCTCGTTTGGAGACATTGCCAATACATTACGCATCGTAGTGTAGTAGGATGACCTTGCAGCTATATCACCACGCAATAAGCCATCAAGATTAAATCGTGTGGTAAACTTTTCCTTTTCTGCCTCAAAAAATATCTTTTTATTAAATTCTGCCTCTATCGTTTCGCACAAAGGCATGATAGTATAATTTACAAACATCTGGCTCAACTGTTCCATGTTGCCAAATGTAGCTTTATCCATATCTTCCAATAAAACACCAGGAACGCCTGTAATCCTTGCAATATCAGAGATGGTAGCTTTCTTTGTTTCATTAAATGCTGCATCGGAAGGATTAAGACCTACTTTCTGAAAATCCATTCCCTCCTCCAAGATAGCTGTACCTCCAGCGTTTTGACTTCCACCAAAAGCACGGTTAAAACTACCTTTTAATCTATCGTATGCCTCATTAGTTAATCTTCCTGGATGCTTAAGCACACCGTTAAGATGCGCACCATTTTTATAAAAGTTAGCACCGTAATTTCTGTTGGCTAAAGCTAACCCAAAATTGTCACGGTGAACGTCTGGCACTAACAACGCTTTAACTCCATCCCATGCAAGATTAGGTATATAGATGATATTCTCACCTCTATATGTCTTGTTGTTTTCTTTATTCTTAAATACAAGTTCGTTCCTACTGTTATATCCTATCTCCATTTTAGTTGGATTAAGAATAGTAAGGCTGTTTATTCTTGTAGTTATGCTGTTCCTATTGATTGCTGCGTAAAATGCACCATGTGCCAGGTAGTGCAGTACCATAGTTTTATAAAAAGTGTGGGAGGTATATAATTCAGATGGCTCTCTTGAAATTACTTTGTAGTTAGGATGCTCTGTGGCGATCCTTGTACCACCATTATCTAACTTTTCAATTACATCAAAAGGTATAGATGCTACTACACCTCCAAGGATTTGTGTTGCTCTGTAAAAAGCAGGAAGACCTATAATTGAATATTCATCAACTGCCACACCTGCGGCACTGCCACGTTGAAACAATGCACCTAACGTGTCACCGTTAATAGGTGTAGATGGATTTTCTATCGAGCCTCGCTTCGACGAAAAAAAAGACCGCATGGTATCAAATATTGCCATGCGGTAAAAATAAACAAAATCAGTATGAAATCAACAACTTTTAGTAACAAGCTAAATGAACCTAATGTCCATGTATGTTTTTTTAGCCTTTCGAAAGGAGTTATAGGTACTATATTTTTCATTTAGTCCTAACTCCTCCCTTTCTTCTTCTAACTTTCTCCAGGCGTCTTCATGCCTGGGACAATCGCCCACAAGTTCGTAAAATCTGTGGAAATAACCACTGGTGCAATTAATCTGCCTTACTTGTTGTGCATATTCATGCTTTCTCATTAATATCTCCATAATTGACATTTTTAGCTTTTCAATTAGGTACATTACAACATTAATAATCCTTGCTCTCTTTCACCAGATGTGTAAATGGTTGGTCTATCCTCAACCATGATTTGAGCATAAGCCATAACCATGGCTACCGGACCATCTACCTTTTCAGTTGACTTAGCTTTATCTATCTTTATGTTTCCAGCAGGATCAAATCTAAGCATAACATTTGTCATCATCCACTCCATGACTGGATTGCCATCATGAGTAATTTCTGATGATAAAAACATCTTTTCTATTTCTTTTGTTGGTGCAGACATCGAAATAAAACCCTGTCCAAATGGTTTCATGTTTGCTCCATCATTTGTGAGCTGTATAACTAACTGCGACGCATTCCATCTATCAAACGCTATACACTCTATTTTATATTTTGTTGTTAGGTCAATTACTTTAGCTTTTATAAAGTCATAGTCGGTAACATTGCCTTCTGTCATAATAATATCACCATCCTGTGCCCATTGGACATAAGGCACTCCATCAGACAAGGATCTTTCCCTTACATTATCCTCTGGACAAAAGAAATAGGATTTGATATGTGGTTTATCAAGTCCTTGTTGCACAGGGAAACAAAGCACTAAAGCCGCAATGTCACGAGTGGAGGCAAGGTCTAAGCCTGCAAAGCATTTTTTATTATAAAGTAAATCATCATCTACTTTTAACCTGGTAGATTCAATGTAACTATTAGATATCCATACGCTGGAGGTAGTTGTCCATACATTTAGATTCTTTGTCATGAATTGTATCTGTTTTGCCGCTCCTTCGTTCAATGCCTTCTGATACTGATCATCCATGTAACTAATGTACGGAGTAACACCAAGGTTAGGATTAGATTTTGTCCAATTCTTTTTATCCTGCCAATCATCACCTTCATCCAGGCAAAAGAGCAAAGGGAAAACGCTATTATCTACTTTCCTATTTTCTAATATGTCAACCATTACCTTCCGGAACATATAGCAAGGTGATTCACGGTTAAAGCCAGCAGTAGTAGTAATTAATAGTAAAGGTTGTGATCTTGATCCCATACCAGTCTCCATAACCTCTAAAACATCACTTGTTTTATGTGAATGGTATTCATCAATGCCTGCATAGTGCGGATTCAAACCATCTAATGTATCTGCCTCCGATGCCACTGCCTCAAATTTACTATTAGTAGATGGTACATTGCAATTATACTTTAAAACATTAACTAACTTGTTAAATGTGCGTGAATCTGCCTTTAGTGATTTAAGCATCACCTTTGCCGTATCAAATGCTATCCTTGCCTGATCTCTCGTAGTTGCAGCTGTGTAAACTTCCGCTCCCGTTTCATTGTCACATAGGAAACAGTACACAGCAATAGCAGCCGCTAACTCTGTCTTACCATTCTTCCTTGCTATTTCAAGGTATGCCTTGCGGAAACGTCTGCCTCCATCTTTTCTCTGCCACCCAAACAGTACTTTTATGAAAAACTCCTGGAAAGGTTGGATGTTAAACCTTTGCCCAGCAAATTCTCCCTTAGTATGTCGAAGGGCAGAGATAAAGTTAAATGCCCGGTTAGCGTATGCCTCGGAGTAGGTGTATTCCCAGTCTTTGTTTTTTAAATCATTCAGATGCCGTTCAACTGCCAACTTTGCGTAATTGCCTAACAATAACTTTCCCGAAACAACATCCTCAATAAATTTCATTTATCTTTTTTAGGCTTTACATTCAATCCAAAAATACTATTTAGCAAAACTGCAAAAGCCATCAAGCCCCATGCCTCAACATAGTCAATGTATGGCAGATTAAATATATTAGGGATAAGCCAATTCCACATGATGTAAACCGGCACGGAAATAAGTGCCAGAGCAACGGCAGATGCAAGAATGGAGATGGCAATTTCTTTAACTTGTTCCATTATTAGTTCATTTTAAGTAGTTTGGCAATTTCATCCTCCTCATCACCGCTTCCATCCTGGAAATACTCTAAAGTTAGCCTTGACTTCGGATCAAGTCCTAATGTCTTAGATAATTCAAGAAAAAGTTCAAATCCTTGCTTAAATGCAGTCCATTCTGCACTTACCTGCCTTGCACCGTTTGGATGCACCATCACTGCGCCATCTTTGCTCAATATCTCGGCATTGTGCAATAAATGACCTATTGCCCGTGCTGCGATTGAAAGATAAATCTCATCAACCTGCTTTCCAGCCTTGTGAAGGTGGAGGTGTTCACGGATTC